CAGTTTGAATACTGTGTGCTGGACTTCCTGAAGGGGCTGTTCAAAATCATCGGCATCGAGGACAAGCCCACCTTTACCCGGACGAAAATCCCCACACAAAGTGAGGACATGCAGGTACTTATGATGGCGGCTCCGTATCTGGATGATGAATATGTCACCCGAAAGGCGTGCGCTATCTTGGGCGATCCTGACGCGGCGGATGAAATCATCAAGGGCAAGGATGCGGAGAATTTGGACAGGCTGGGCGGCGGGAATGGCCCGCCAGACGATGGCGAGGACGTGAACAATGGCGAGGCGTAAGCCTGACGAAGCCCACCGCCTGACCGACAAAGAGCTTGCCGCCCTGGAAAAGCGCATATCCGCCGTGTACAAGGAGGCGGCGGAGGAGCTGCAAAAGACCATCGACGCCTATTTTGAATCGTTCGAGGAGCGGGACGAGGAAATGAAAGCCCTGATCGGCACCATCCAGAACGGTAAGGAGTGGACGGAGCAGGACTACAAACAATGGCGATTGGCGCAGATTGGACGTGGGAATCGGTTCGTGGCCCTGCGGGACAAGGTGGCGGAGCGGATGACAAAGGCGAACGAGACCGCCGTAGCCTATACCAATGACGCCACGCCGGGGATTTACAGCCTGAACCGCAACTATGCCGCCTATACCATTGAGCAGCAAGTGGGCGCGAACGTGGGCTTTGACCTCTGGGACGAGCAGACAGTGAAGCGCCTGATTGTGGAGCAGCCGGAACTTATGCCTTACTATCCGCCCAAGCGGGCTGTGAAGCGAGGAATCGACCTTGCGTACGGGAAAAGGCAGATCGCCGCAACCGTTACAAGCGGAATTTTGCAAGGAAAGAGCATCAAGGGCCTTGCAGACGATTTACAGACCCGTATTCCCACCATGAACCGTGACAGCGCAATCAGAACGGCCAGAACGGCGGTCACAGGGGCGCAGTGTGGGGGGCGCTATGACGCATACCATGCTGCAAAAGATATGGGGATAGACCTTAATGTCCAATGGGTCGCAACGTTGGACAACAGGACACGGCATACCCACGCAATGCTGGATGGGCAAGAGAGGGAGCTTGATGAGCCGTTTGAAGTGGACGGTCGGAAAATACTTTATCCAGGGCATACACTTGCAGTCGGTTCTTTAATCTATAATTGCCGATGCACTATAATTGCGAAGGTAAAAGGCGTAGACATGAGCGACGCCAAAAGACGCGCCAGAGACCCAGGAACCGGCGAAAGCGTGCTTGTTGAGAATATGAGCTATGCCGAGTGGGCAGGGTGGAAACAGTCAGGCGGAATGAGCGCAGGCGTTGAAATATCGAAGCCAGGGGTTCCAGTTCAGGTTGGAACAGTCGATTTCACCGATGAAAAGTCAGTCATTGCACAACTTGAAAAAGCTAAAGTGGAATTGAATGGATTAAGCTATGAGGTAAACTATTCAGTAACATCTGACGGAAAGGTGTGGCGTGTATCCGGAGAAAGTGGAACGGTCAACCCGTCTGCGATCCCAAGCAGCCTGAAAGGGTCGTATTCTTACCACAATCATCCTGCAGAAAGGACAAACTATTCTTTTAGCGCAGAGGACGTGGTGTTTTTCATCGAGAGCGGAGAGGCGTGCTCCATCGCATCTGACGACATTTATGAATATGCAATGCGGAGAACGGCAGAGACTGTTGAAATGTCCGCGGATGAAGTGTATCATAGATTTAAAGAGATTGAACGCACAGATGTAATGAAAATGAAGTGGGATGGAATAATTGACCCGGATATGGATGGATACCACGAAACGATAAAAATACTGAGCCAAGAGTTGAAGTTTGTTTATGAACGCAAGAAAAAAAGTGAATAAGAATCACCCAGATTATCCTGCTTACCTTGAAAAATGTAAAGCAATATGGGCAGTATACGAACCTCAAGTGGATGCCGTAGAAAAAAAGGGGCGAAAAGAATACCCAGATTGGCGCGGAAAGGATTCCCCTTGGGGAGATGAGTTGAGGGAAATTATGCGAGATTTTCACACTGCTCTAAAGAAGCTCCAAGAAGAATATGCGCATTTGTTTACAGAGGATATAGACGATGAACGTTGAATTTACTGACCATTCCCAAGAGGTCCTGGAGGCCATGCAGGCCGCCGCCATCCGTGCACTGGAGAAGTGCGGGTTGACGGCGGAAGGGTATGCAAAGCTGCTTTGCCCTGTGGATACGGGCAACCTGCGCAACAGCATCACCCACCAGGTCCAGCCGGAGGAACCGGCGGTCTACATCGGCACCAACAGCGAATACGCCGCCTACGTGGAATTGGGCACCGGCAAGTATTACCCCGGCGGCACGCCAACACCGTGGGTGTATCAGGACGCAAAGGGAAGCTGGCACTTGACCCATGGGCAGCGGGCGCAGCCCTATTTGAAGCCGGCTGTTGCCGATCACGCAGCCCATTATAGGAAAGTAATCGAGGATGAAATGCATGGATGAAAAGACCATCAAGGCCATAAGCACAGTCACACCGGATGATTTACCGGCCATCAATGCGGTAATCGCCAAAGGAGAACGTGTGGAACTGATACCCGTTAAAGATGGCGTGAAGGTGGTAAGGGTCAGGCGGGAGGAAGTGAAAAAGTGAGCGCAATAAATACTTTGCTGTCTCTTGGGAAAAGGGTTGAGGTATGGAAAATTCCCAACGGGGAAGTGGCTGTTTCTTATCAGCGTTGCGAAATTAAAGAAGGAATTTTTTTCAAAAGCTATTTCGGGACAGGGGATGCTTTTGAGCAGGCTTGCGAGGATTATTTGAGGCAGTTGCACGGGAAAACATTAGTTTTCAATGCTTACTCAAGCGATAGAGAAGAAATTCGAGTTCTTTGAAATAGATACCGTTTGGCATCGGTAAGCGTTCCGATGCAACGACCGAGCGTGGTCATTCACTCTGAATGGAGTGAGTGGCCACGCTTTTCATTTTGGTAAGACCCGCAAAGGACAGCGGTTTTTATATCACAGTCGCCCCCCGAGGAACCGGGGCCGAAGGAAAGGAGACTGAACCATGAGCTTGACCAGAAAAATGTTGAAGGCGATGGGCATCGAGGATGAAAAGATCGACCAGATCATCGAGGCCCACACCGAGACCGTGGACGGCCTGAAAGCCGACGTAGAGCGGTACAAGGCCGACGCCAAAGCCCTGCCGGGTGTCCAGAAGCAGTTGGAACAGGCGCAGGCTGACCTTGAGGCTGGAAAGAAAGACAGCTACAAGGTCAAGTACGAAGCCATCAAAGAGGAATTTGACGGCTACAAGGCAGAACAGACCAAAAAGGAGAGCCATGCGGCCAAAGAAAAGGCCTATCGGGAACTCCTGAAAGCCGCCGGGGTAAGCGAAAAGCGCATTGAAGCGGTGCTGAAGGTGTCCGACGTGGACGGCGTAGAGCTGGACGATAAGGGCGCTATCAAGGACGCTGACAAGCTGACGGAATCCGTGAAGACAGAGTGGGCGGATTTCATTGTCACCACCACCACGAAAGGCGCGGATACGCCTACTCCCCCGGCAAACAACGGCGGCGGGGCCATGACAAAGGCGGACATCTACAAAAAGGATGATAAGGGGCACTATGTCCTCTCTACCGCTGAACGTCAAAAGGCACTCGCAGAAAATAGAATTTTGTGAAAGGAAAAAGGAATATGCCAAAAAGCAAGTTGAAAGGAATAGGTCTGCAGTTTTTTGCGGCAAGCAAGTTAGAATCCCTTACCAACCCACGTGATTCACTGCCGAATGTCTACACCGACGTTACGGCACGTGAGGTCGATTTTGTGACCCGTTTTACCGACAACTGGGACGCTCTGCGCCAGATTCTCGGCATTATGCGCCCGATCCGCAAGGCCCCCGGTTCTCAGCTGATTTCCTACACTGCAAGTGTTGAACTGGAAAGCGGCACCGTCGGACCCGGCAATGTAATCCCTTATAGCAAGGCCACCATCACCCAAGCAAAAAAAGACGACCTGACCATTGAAAAGTACGCGAAGGCCGTGCCCATTGAGGATGTGAACAAGTACGGTGCGGAAATTGCTATCGAAAAGAGTGACGACGCGTTCCTGACTAAGCTCCAAAACATGGTGCTGGGAAAGTTCTACACATTCCTGAAGACAGGCACCTTGACCAGCAACGCTGATACATGGCAGTCCGCTCTGGCCAAAGCGCAGGGAGAGGTTCTGAACAAGTTCGCCACCATGCAGAAAGACGTGACCTCCGTTGTGGGGTTCGCGAACATCCTGGACGCCTACGACTACCTGGGTACGGCTGAAATTACTGTCCAGACACAATTCGGCCTAACCTACATCAAGAACTTCCTCGGTTACTCCACGCTGTTCCTGCTACCTGCGAGCTTTATCCCCAGAAATACGGTCATTGCAACCCCGGTTGAAAATATTGACCTGTACTACATTGATCCCGGTGACAGCGAGTATGCCCGGCTTGGCCTCAACTATACCACGCAGGGCGAGACCAATCTGATCGGCTTCCACGCCCAGGGCAACTACACCACTGCGGTGGGCGAAACCTACGCAATCATGGGTATGGCCCTGTGGGCGGAGTATCTGGACGGCATCGCCGTTGTGACTGTCGGCGCGGGGGGGGTAAACGCGCTGCTGAGTGAGCCTGCGGCAAAGGCTGTGACACGCACACGAAAGAAAGCCTCTGCCGGCAGCAGCGCGGAGACAAAGGCTGAATGAGAAAAGGGGGCGGCGTA